TCATCGGGTAATACTTATATTCCTTCATCAATATTGGATACTATAGGAACAGATGAACCAATAGCTAAAGACTATAATGACAATTTATGGATATGGGAACCTCCGATTAAAGGAGAAACTTATGTAATTGGGGTAGACGTTGCATATGGAGATAAAAAAGATGCCAGTGTTATTAGTGTATTAAAATCAAGCACATTAGAACAAGTTGCAGAGTATGAAGATAACGCCATTATAGTAGATAAATTTGCTGATACTGTAATAGATATAGCTGAATTATATAATAATGCTTTAACTAATATAGAAAGAAACGCAGTAGGTAAAGTATTGATAGATAAGATAGTTGACAAAGTTGGTTATGGTGGTATCAATCTTTATCGGGATATTAACAAGAATGATTTGACACATAAAAAAGGTGACAGAAGTACTTACAAAACAGATATAGGTACATTAGTTGGTAATAATAGAGATATGTTATTAGCTAATATGTATGGTATAGTACTGAATAAATATACAGAAGCTTTGAATAATATTATATCAGGTGACAATACGGATATTAAAACAGCAAGAGAAAAATTTGAACAGATAATTAAAAACAAAAAAGGCGACAATATTTTAAAGAAACATAGTATTATTAGGTCAGAAAGATTACATCATCAATTATTAGGATTCATAGTTGATAATCATAATAAAGCTAGTGGTACACATGATGACTGTGTTATGGCCTGGGTACATGCTTTATATTGTTACACAAAAAGTAAACATCTATTATTAAGAGATGCAATCGAGGCGAAAAATGTAGCTATGGGTTATGATGACAAATATAATAAAAATTATAATCTAATTAAATTCATGCAAGCTAACAGTACTTCTAAATTATGGAATAGTACTAGTGCGGATGAATTAGCTAAAATGATGGAGGATGAACAAAATGAAATGAATAATGAAATTAATTCTGATGATGAGAATAAGAAAACTAAGAAAACATCATTAACAGATATATACAAGAATCTGTATGGATTGTAAAATATTTAGGAGGATCAATTAACTATGAAATATTATGTAAATAAAAATATATATCACAATGGTAAAGGTATTAAAGGGGGAGAAATATTTGACCCTGTTGATGTTGGTTATGATGAAAATGATATTAAATACCTTCTCAATCAATTCAAAATAAGACCGTTTGATGAGACTATAAAAAAAGTTGAAGTAGTCGAAACTGTCAAAAAAGAAGAAGTTAAAATTGTTGAAGAAGTAAAAGAGATTGAACCAGAAATAGAAGAAGTAACAGAATATGTAGTATTGGAAGATCCAGTTGATTTTAATACAGTATCAGAAGAATCTTTTGATGAAGTAGAACACGCTGAAGCTGTCAATGAAACCCCTGTTGTAGAGATTAAGAAAAAGAGAAATAAAAAAAGTAAAAAATAAGTAGGTGTTTCATTTTGGGTAAATTATTTAATAGCACCGACAAAGATATTAATTTAGACAATGATGATTTTGAAGAATTAAAACGAAGATCATATAGTCAATTTGGATGGCCCAAGGTTAATATAGAGTGTGATGATTCTAGTTTTTCATATATAATTAAAAAAGGTTTAATGCATTTAAGCACATATGTACCTAAAATAGTATACGAACCTGTCTCAATTCATGCTCATCAATCAGAATATGTGTTAGATAAATATGAACAAGTAAATGGAGTATTAGATGTATATGCTTCTACTGAATATTTAATTGGCTTAGGATTACCAATACAGGCAACATTAGGAGTACCTATGAGTTTGGCTTCTGCTAATGAAACTGCTCATTTAACTAATTTTGTTTCTTTAATGAGTTCATATCAAATGTCAAAAAATATATGGCAGGTTCAACCTATGGCAGAACTATTGCACCCTAATATAGTCAGACTTTTGCCCACACCTTATTGTGATTCTATTTTTGTTCTTGCTATTACAATCAATCATGAAAATAATTTAGAATCTTTAACTAAGTGGGAAAAAGATTGGCTGGTTAGATGGTGCCAAGCCGGTGTCGGCAAATTTGTCGGGCAAGTAAGAAGAAAATATGATGGTGTAACATTACCTGTGGGCACATTAAGTACATCGGGGGCTTCTATATATACTGAAAATGATGAATTAGAAAAAGGACTCATGGAAGAATTAAAGAAGTTTAAAAAATACAATCAGATGTTTGTGGCGAGAGGTTAATTATAAAATGGATAATATAAGACCTAGTGATATGGATAATGTTATAACAACATCAGATAAAGAAGTATATGCTGATCCAAGAAATGATTATCAAGGTCATACAAAAGAATGGTATGATGGATTTCAACATGGATATAGCGATGGTTATGAAAAAGGTTATGAAGAAGGGCGACAAGAAGGTTATGAAAAAGGTTATGAAGAAGGGCGAGAAGAAGTAATACACTTGAATTACTTTTAATAATTAAATGTATAATAATATATTCTATGAACTATTTGATGCAGAAGAACATAGTAAATTCATAAAGAGTGTCGAGAAACAATTTAGAACAAGTCCAGAATATTCTTTGTGGTTAAATTCTGTTGTACATAGACATAATTGTGGTGCTACAGGATTAAACAAAGATGCTGATGGTATAGAAATAGAAGTACATCATTATAGAATAACATTATATAATTGGGTAGAATATATAATAGATAAATTTATGAGTGAAGATTTAAATTTAAATTCTCATTATATATGTTTAATTCTTAGTGATATACATTTAAATAATACAGTACCATATATACCACTAATGCATTGTGTCCATAGAATGATTCATAATTCAAGTATGGAAGATGTACTGTTAAAATACCCAGATATAATTAATAATATATATAATGGTGATGTTGATAGAGCATATGAAATAATCGATTATCATATTGGATTATTAAAAGATATATTAGATAAAGAAAATAATAATATGTAATATTATAATAGACGAAGAAAAGAGGAATTAGTAAATGGCAGTAGCAAAACCAGAAAGTCGAGTATTAAAAACAATTTATACTTTAAAAAGTGGTAAGAGTATTGTAGTATCAATGTTAGAAGATGAATGTATTCGAGTATATAATGAATGGATAAATTATACAACTGATAATGACCCGGCAATTATATCACCTAAAATTGTCATTGAAAAGAAAGAAAATAATAAAATTGTTGAAATTTGTGCAATACTAGTATCAGAAATATCAGCAATACAGATTGATGATGTGAAAAGATTCAATAGGAGAGAAGTTTAATTAAAAATAAGTTGGTGGAAGAAATATGTTATCTTCTGTTTTAAGATATTATGATGAAGCTGTTCTAAATTATTATAGTAATATACAATTTGATGATGGTAAAGAAACTAGGAATGCTCAAACAGTTTTAGCTATTCCTTCACGTAAAGGTGCTGAGTTATTATTAAGTAATGAAGTAACTCCTGTATTGCCAATGATAGTTGTGACTAGACAAGAAATTACTCCAACACCTGAAACTTTTTTAATTAAGAATCAAATAACAAGACCTCATATATTAAATCTAAATGAAAACAAAAATGTATATGATGGAATAGAAGTAATGCCATATAACATGAAATATCAATTAGATTTTTATTCATTACAACAGGAAGTACATAATATTATATTAGAGCAATTGTTATTTTTAACATATAAAAAAGCTTATATAAAAACATTAATAGAAATAAACAATCATCAAATTGAAGTAAATGCTTATATTAAAGATATAAATTATTCAGACAGCACAACATATGTTCAGATTACCGACCAATCAACCAGAATATTTCATGGAGTTATATCATTTACTTTATGTGGCTTTTTGTATAATGATAAAAGAGCAGTTTCAACAGTTAAAGAAATTAATAATAGTATTTCATCAACAAATGAAATATTACAAGAAATAAAAATTGAAGAAGAACTTAATTAACACATAAAAATAGAAATTAATATTAACACAATTATTAATATATTTATAAATAAAGAGGTGTATCATTAATGCCAATTCATGCTTCTCCCGGCGTATATTCAGAAACTTTAGATTTTAGTTTGTATGCTCCAAGATTAACTACAACTACATTAGCATTAGTAGGAAAAACGGTAAAAGGTCCTACTGAACCAACTTTTATATCTTCAGTTAGACAATTTATTGATACTTTCGGAACTCCAAGAAAGACAGATTATAGTGCTTTAGCGGCTATTTCCTATCTTGAATATGGAGCCGCTTGTTGGTTTAGAAGATTAGTAGGAGCCAATGCTACAAAGGCTGTTGTAGGTATTCCAACAGCACAATTAAAAAATGAAGTGTTAGTGAATTCAGTTGTAGAAGATAATAAGCAGTATATATATAATGGAGTTTTAACTGATGACCCAGTACCTGGTACTGTTAATATCGTTATATCTGATCCAAATAAACAAATATCAACTGTAAATATTAAAGACAATGGTATTATTAATGTTGTTGATAATTTAAGATACGGTCTATTTGATGTTAATACAAATAAAGCTTTATCAAATTATGACAATTATATTGATTATGATACTAGTAATTTTAGATTTACACTTGATACAGATGTACAAACAAAGAATGTAATTGTTAAGTATGTCAAAAAAGCTGTTAATGTTGCAACAGCTACTATTGCTCCTGATACAGCAACAGGTTCCACAGCAACAGGTACTATTCCTTCATACACTGCTTTAGTTTATAAAAGTGGTATTAAAGCTTCATCATTTGTACTTACTATAGTAAATGATGGTAATACTTATACACTAAGAGCAAGTAACGAAGTAGTAACTCCTTTAAGCAGTACATGTACTTTAACATGTAAAGATCAATCAGGTGCTGATGTTGCTTTAACTTCAAGTTCATTAAATTTAGTAACTGGTGAGTGGGCTGTTGAATTTACTCCTGAGATAGAATTAGCTGAACTTGGAACAATATTCACGATTGCTTATACTTATGAAATATTTAAGTGGAAAAATCTAGGTACTGAAATTTCATTTACTGATACTCTAGGTTCACCTGTAAGTTCTAATTCAATATATATCTATGAAGTTAACACTACTGTAGTTGATGAAGCTGATATTAAAATAGCACTATCAAATGAATATTCAGCTATAGCTAAAGATGATGGCAACGGTAATTTAGTTGATGTAATTGAAGGTAGTCTATTGGTTGGAACAAATAATATTAACTATGACACTGGTGAATTTTCAATAATATTAGCAACTGCTCCTACAGCAGGTTTAAACATATCTGTTAATTATATGGCTAAAAATAGTTACACGATGGGGGTAGTTGATGATACTGGTAATTATAGTGGTACATATAATTTAAGTTCATCTATTCTTCCTGGTAGTTTAACAATCAAAGTAGGGCCCAATATATTCATTGATGATGGTGAAGGAAGTATAGTTAAAGATAATGTTATTTATGGCGATGTAATTTATAAAGATTTCGCTGGTAATGCTAATGTAACATTTAATTTTGTTGGTACAGAAGCAGATGATGGTGAAGAAGTTGTATTAACATTTATATCTGAAATGGGAACAGCAGTAGCTAAATCATTTGGTGAATCATTTAATGGTGCTACATTAGAATT